AGGCCGAACCTGAATATATAACCGAAGGCAATATCGAGATCGACGGCGAGTCCGTATCGGTTGAAGAGATTAAACTTGGTTACATGCGACAGGCTGATTACACCAAGAAGACGCAAACTGTTGCCGAACAGCGTAAAGCCGCCGAAGAACAAACGGCTACTTACGAATCCTCATTAAGCGCCCTCTTGACCGCTGCTGGAGCAGACCTATCACGGTTCAATAACGTGAATTGGGAACAAGCCGCAGTGGAAAACCCCGATCAATACAAGCAAGCGAAGGCTATGTATGAGCAAACGAAGCAGACGCACGATTTTATTCGCGCACAGGCTAACGAGCATCAACAGCGTTCTGAAAAACAGCAACAGGTGGTAGCAAAAGAAAGTGCCAAAGAAAGCCTGACTGTACTCAAATCGACAATCCCTAATTGGAATAACGACTTGTACTACTCAATTGGTGAGTACGCAACAAAATCGTTAGGCGTGACCTCTGAAGAATTCAACGAGACCCACGACCACCGAATGATTACGGCATTGTACAAAGCTATGAAGTTTGATCAGGCGAAATCGGTTACGCAAAAGAAAGTAAAAGCGACACCGAAAAAAACTTTATCGGGCAAGAAAGCAGAACCAAAAGATTTAGGAAAAAAGGACAACTATCGCAAGTCGCGTCAACGTCTAAAAAATTCTGGCTCTATGGAAGATGCTGTTCAAGCCCTCTTGAACAAAAATTAACTTTTAGGTAAATAATCATGCCAGTAGTAGCTAACACTTTAAAAACTTACGACCAGGTCGGTCTAAAACAAGATATCGAAGATATTATTTATGATATCAGCCCAACACTCACGCCCTTCACCTCTTCAATCGGAACAGGCACAGCTTCGGCCACTTTACACCAGTGGCAGACTAGCGAACTTGCTGCCGTAGGTGCTAACGCCGCAGTTGAAGGCGCGGATGCAGGCGCAGCCGCTAACAACACCACCACAATGAAAACTGCTAACACGCAGATTTTCACCAAAGTAGTTCAGTCTTCAGGAACTTCTGAAGCTGTAGAGAAGCACGGTCGTGATTCTGACCTGGCGATGAACGTGGCCATGAAAGGCAAGGAAATGCGTCGAGATATCGAACACGCATTCGTTGGCGCTGGACAGGCAGGTACTGCCGGTAACGCAACTACTGCTCGTCAGCTAACCTCTGCTCAGAACCAGATCAACGCAGCGACAACCAACACTGCTGGTTCTAACCGTACTTTCACTGAAGCGTTGCTGTTGGGTACTTTGCAGTCTGTATATGAGGCTGGTGGCGATCCAAACCAGATTCAGGTGACTCCCTCTCACTCCGTAGTAGTAGCTAACTTTGCTGCTTCAGCAGGCCGTGAGCGTGACTTCAGCACTGGCACCAAGCTAGTCAACAGCGTGGATTTATACGTTTCGCCGTTCGGCGAGTGCAGCGTGGTACCAAATCGCTTCCTCCAAGTCAACTCTTGTTTGGTACTAGATACCGAATATTGGTCACGCGCAGTTCTGCGTCCAATGCAGACTATCAACCTCGCCCGTAACGGCGACAGCGAGAAAAAGCAAATGATCACTGAGCAAACTTTGGTTTGTGAAAATGACAAAGCGTCAGGTCTTATCAACGCGCTAACTGCTTAAAGCAATAAAACTGGGTGGCCCTTCGGGGCCATCCTTTTATTTATTTAGGGAGGTTACAAATGTCCGGTTTCTCCACTGGCGAAATGATCGCAAATGTTCAACACGATCAGAGCGATGACAAAATCCACATAAGCCACAGTCAAGACGTTAGCGGAATTCTTGAAGCCAATAAAAAGGCCAGAGAACAGGCTGAAGGTCAGCGCATGGGCGACCTGGTTCGCGTAGCGACTATACCTGATGTGGTGGCTGTTGAGTGGATGCAGGAAGGTATAAACGTCATGTCTCCGAATAAAGAAGACCTGGCGAGAATGAAGAAAAAGCTGAACTCTCCAGAGTACGCTTATTTACGCACAGGCGGCGGCAGACTATGAGCATGACAACCCTAGACGGCCTCAAAGCCTCAATTGCTAATTGGTTAAACAGGTCAGACTTAGAAAATGAAATACCAGATTTTATTCGACTGGTTGAAAGTCGAATAGCGCACGAAGTTCGGATACCAACGATAGAAAAAAAGGTCATCGTGACCATAGACTCAGAGGGTAAGTCCACAATCCCCGCTGATTTCTTAGAAGTAAAAGATGTTTTCTACAACGACAGACCGTTACAACGTCTGAGTGGAACGCAACTTCGATCATATGTACAAGATTCTGGGACACCTCAATTTTTTGCTCGCGAAGCAGGAAAACTTTTGTTTTTTCCCACGCCAACACCTACGTCAAGCGACACCTTAGAAATGATTTATTACTTTGAGGTAGACGCGCTAACCGACTCCGCTCCAACAAACGTCCTTTTGCAAACTATTCCAGAACTATATTTATACGGTGCGCTGGCAGAAGCAGGTAATTTTTTAGGCTCGGACAACAGCAGATGGGAAGCAGGATACCAGAACGCTTTTAGTCGCATGATGGCTCACCTTCGTTACAGCGAGTTTTCGGGAGCAACACCAGAAATAGGGAACGGGTACTAAAATATGGCAGGTTTTTACGAGAACATATCAAACACAACTGTTCAGGAAGCGGCTGAAGTCGATGCCCTAGCTTCTAAGAATGCCGCTGCTTTATCTGAAGCTAATGCTGCTACATCAGAGGCTAATGCAGCCATATCTGAAACAAATGCCGCTGCAAGCGCGTCTTCTGCATCAGCTAATGTAGCTACTAACGCTGCAAGCGCAGCCGCTAGTGAAGCGTCTAGGCAAGCCGCAGTGGCTGCCAAAACGTCAGCAGAGACTGCTGAGACTAATGCGGAAACCGCAGAGGCAGCAGCCTTAGTTTCAAAGAATGCTTCAGCGGTCAGCGCGACTGCAAGTGAAGCCTCAAAAGTGACGAGTGTTAACAGTGCATCGACAGCGACTACCAAAGCCTCAGAGGCTTCAACGTCAGAGACAAATGCAGCAGCGAGCGCAGCTACTGCGACTTCAAAAGCAAGCGACAGTGAAACTGCCAGAGCAGCAAGTGTTGTTGCTAAAGACGCATCAGTAGTTGCTAAAAACGAAAGTGTTGTAGCTAAGGATGCTTCGGTGGTTGCAAAGAATGCAGCGGTTGCAGCTCAAGCCGCAGCGGAAACCGCAGAGACTAACGCTGAAACTGCTGAGACCAATAGCGCCAACTCAGCTACAGCTTCGGCCAACTCAGCGACCGCTTCGGCCAACTCAGCTACTGCCAGTGAAGCTTCAAAAGTAACAAGTGTCTCTAGTGCCTCTGCCGCATCTACAAGCGAAACTAATGCTGCTACAAGTGAAACTAATGCAGCCGCCAGTTACGATCTTTTTGATGACCGTATGCTCGGTGCAAAGTCATCTGCGCCTACCGTTGACAACGATGGCGGGACGCTTGTTCAAGGTACGTTGTACTTCGACACATCTAGCCAGACTATGAAAGTCTATGGCTCCAGTGGTTGGGTTCCTGCGGGTAGCTCGGTCAATGGGACTTCGGCACGTTTCAAGTTCGTTGCGACTAACAACCAGACAACCTTCAGCGGCTCTGATGCTAACAGCCAGACTCTTGGTTATGACGCGGGGTTTCTCGATGTTTATCTAAGTGGTTTACGCCTCGTCAACGGTACTGACTTCACAGCGACCACAGGAACTAACATTGTCTTAGCTTCTGGTGCAGCCACGGGTGACATCCTTGAGGTGGTTGCTTACGGTACTTTTGTACTTGCCAATTTTAACGCAGACAAACTCGATGGTCAGCACGGCAGCTACTACACAGGTTATACCGACAGTGCTGTTTCTGCTTTAGTCGATAGCTCACCCGCTGCGCTTAATACTTTGAATGAACTAGCGGCAGCCCTGGGAAATGACGTAAACTTCTCGACCACCGTAACGAATAGCATTGCGACTAAAGCGCCACTCGCTAGTCCTACATTTACTGGCACAGCCACTATTCCTACCGCAGACATCAACGCAGGCACTATAGATGGCACTACCGTTGGCGCATCTACTGCATCAACAGGCGCGTTTACTACGCTAAGTGCGTCAGGCGTTCTTACTACCTCTTCAAGTGATGCCGGATTTGCGGCTACCGTTACAAATACTAATGGCGCTACAGATGCTAATGGCTTGCTCATAAAAGCAGGAACAGCAGGTTCGGAGTATGGTTTAAAAATTGCAAGTACTGATGGTTCAACGATGTATATGCAAGTGATGGCTAATGGCGCATTTAAATCAACACCCGTTGCAGGAGGCCATGCCGTATTCAACGAAGGTGGCATCGACGCTGACTTCAGAGTTGAGTCGGACAACAGCACTCATGCTTTGTTTGTTGAAGGCTCATCAGGCAACGTGGGTATTGGTTCATCACCTGTCAGTTGGTCAACTGGAATGAGAGCGTTAGAGTTAAAAGGTTACTCAGGAACAACTAAACAAGGCTCAATAGCATTTGATTCACACAGTGGCGCTAATGGTTATAACCTTATCTCCACTGACACTGGCAACATGGTGTTCTACAACGGTACTACGAATAGAGCCTCTGCTGTAGAGACGATGCGGATAGCCAGTTCTGGCAAAGTAGATTTCACCCAAAATGGCGCGGCAGTTACTGCCATAAGGATGCTCAATAATAATAATGTTGCGGGAACTTATTCTGACCTTAAATGGCAGTATTCCTCAAGCGACGGTTCTTACGGTTCAGGACTAAGGTTTAAGCAAGTAGATACTTCTCACGGAGGACAGCTAGAGTTTTTCACTGACGGCCCTACTGGTACATACACCCAAGCCTTAGTCATAGACGAAAATCAACAGGTAAAACCTGCTAAAAACATAGTCATGAACAGTGGCTTTGGCATCGACTTCAGCGCCAACGGTAACGCGGGTGGAATGACCAGTGAACTTTTGGATGACTATGAGGAGGGTACTTTTACTCCTGTAATTAGAAATTCAACTACAAGTGGAACAATTATGGGTATATCTTCTGCTGTTGCTAACTACACCAAAATAGGCAATATAGTTACAGTAGTCCTGACCTTTACTCGTAACGACACTCAATCTCTGTCAGGTAATCTGATCATAACTGGTTTACCTTTTACAGCCACAGGAGGTCAACAAATGGGCGGTAATGCGTGGGTAGATAACACCTCTGGAGACGTCTTATGCCAAGTAACAGCATTTAATACATCTACGATGCTTTTAAAAAGTGTTGCCGTACCGAATGATTATGTAAAAACAAGTGCTCTTGCAAACGGTAGACCAATTTATGTAACCCGTACTTATAGAGCATAACAACCATACGCCTATCGGACGGTAGGCACAGACAGGAGCAACACAATGGCATTAACCAAGACAGTAATAGAAGATAAAATAGAGGTAGTTGGAAGCTACAAGTCAGTACAAATAAGGACAGCCACAGTCATCAAAGAGGATGGCGTAGAGTTATCGCGCTCATTCCACAGACACGTTGTAACAGCAGGAGACGACTACAGCAACGAATCAGCAGAAGTCCAAGCGATCTGTGCTGCTATGCATACCGATGCGGTAGTGTCCGCATACCAAGCATCATTGGAAACTGGCGTATAACTGGAGAATAACAAATGTCAAAAGCAAGAGACATCGCTGACTTAAACGTCACGATTTTAGACTCCGTTGAAGCCTCTGCAACCGCAGATCAAACCAACGCAGAGATTCGGGCGGCTGTAGAAGCTGCTACAGATTCTAATGTTTTTACCGATGCCGATCACACCAAGCTAAATGGTATTAACCAAGGCGTAGCTACCACTGATAGTCCTACGTTTGTAAATGTTACTGCTACAAGCCTAGACATCTCAGGCAACATAGACGTAGATGGTATTACTAACCTTGACGTTGTGGATATTGATGGTGCTGTGGATATGGCGAGTACGCTTGTAGTTGCAACTTCTACAACTACTCCCTTTATATCTCTTGGTAGCACTGGTAATTCTTACCAGACTGTAACAGGAAGTGCTGACGGGAACAATGTAACGTACCGTTCTTATCAAAACCACATCTTTAAAAACGTAACTGGTGCAGGCTCATCTACAGATGGGACAGAACGCATGCGCTTGTCTAGCGGCAACCTTTTGGTGGGTACGTCTACAATAACTCCCTATGATGACTCGAGCGGTACTGGTATGGCTTATAGGGATGATGTCGGCATTTTATCAGTCAAAGGGTCTAACATACAGCCTTTAATTCTTAATAGAGTAGCCTCAGACGGCACTATTGTTGACTGCCGAAAAAATGGCGTGTCTGTCGGGTCCATCGGTGTTATTGATGGCAATAATACTTTTCTTCAAGGCTCAGCAGAACACGGTGGTATTGCTTTTTCTACTAATAATGTTGTTCCTTTCAGGGAAGGCACATATCGAGATAATAACATTGACCTTGGACAAGGAGATGTTCGCTGGAAAGACCTCTACCTATCAGGCGTAATGGCCGCAGGTAACGGCAGTGCATCTGCCCCGTCAGTAAGAGGTACAGACACTAACACTGGTTTGTTTTTTCCAAGTGGAGGCGTTACTTGCTTCACCCAAAACGGGGTTGAGCGCGGAAGGTGGGATGCATCAGGAGCCCTGCGTATAAACGGGTCTACTGGGTATTATGGTGAAAAGTTCACTATAACAAGTTCTACGTCTTACACTCAAACTTCAGTAAGAACAGGTACGGGCTACGAAGGTCATATAGTATTCCGAAATGCAAACGGAGCCGTTGGCACAATCTTTACCAATGGTTCAGCCACCAACTACAACACCTCATCAGACCAACGCCTCAAGGAAAACATTGCAGACGCTGATGACGCAGGAAGCAAGATAGACGCTATCCAAGTACGCAAGTATGACTGGAAGGTTGATGGCTCTCACCAAGACTACGGCATGATTGCACAGGAACTACAAGCTGTTGCACCAGAAGCTGTGTCTGGAGATGCTGACTCAGAAGAAATGATGGGCGTGGACTACAGCAAGCTAGTCCCAATGATGCTCAAAGAAATACAATCACTACGCAACCGTGTTGCACAATTAGAGGAATAAAACAATGGCAGTAACTTGGACAATCTCAACCCTAGAACGCAACACATCAGACGATGGTGTAGTTGTGGCACATTGGCGAGCATCAGACGTAGATGGCGAACACTCAGGCAGTAGCTATGGCACTTGTGGCTTTACACCTGACCGTACTGCCGATGGCTACACAGCCTACGCAGAGATTACAGAAGTTCAGTCTGTCCAGTGGTGCAAAAATGCTATGGGAGCCGATGCAGTTACGGCTACTGAAGCCTCTATAGCCGCACAGATTGCAGAGTCTAAGGCTCCTGCTGTAGCTGTAGGGACACCTTGGTAAACTAAATAGTAAGGAGATGGCACAAGATGCTTTTAGTTTTCGCACTCACGGTGTCGCTCAATGGCACGGTGGATGCAAAAGCCACCAGCTACTGGCGATCACTAACCCGCTGTAATTACTTCGCAAGACACCTCATGTACCAAAGCCCAAACACGCACAGATCACGGACTCCCGTGACGGCGTATTGCGTTCCCATTTATAAAAACCCTAAGAAGGCGGTGATTCATGATTGATCCTTTCACGGCTATCGCGGTTGCAACAAAAGCTTTCAACACAGTTAAACGCATGGTGTCTGCGGGTCACGAAATCGAATCGACACTTTCACAAATTGGCATCTGGTATGGAGCAGTCGCAGACTTCAATGAAGCAAAAAGAGAAGCCCACAACCCACCCTTGTTTAAACGCCTTGTATCAAAAAAAAGTGTTGAGCAAGAGGCAATGGATATTTATGTTCAACAAAAGAAAGTCAACAAACAAGAAAACGAACTACGCACCCTCCTACTCTATACCTACGGAACAGGGGGCTATCAAGAACTCGTAGACCTCAGAAGAAAGATACGAGAGCAGCGTGAGAAAACTGTCTATGCCCAAGCTCGTCGGCGAAGATCGTTCATGTGGAATTCAATAGCTTGCCTGGCACTCTCGGCAATGGCCTATGGAATCTATTTAATTATTGCAGTAATCGCGAGACAAGCAAATGGATGATGAAGTTAAAGATATGATTGATATTGCAGCTGGCGGCACCGCCCTCTTTTCGATGGCAGCCTGGCTACCTCCCACCGCATCACTTTTTACAATTGCTTGGCTCGGCCTTCGCATTTTTGAATCGGACACTGTCCAGAAACTACTAAAGAGAGACAAGTCAGAATGAATATTGAACGACTGAGAGAAACCATAACCCGGCACGAAGGCTCGAGACTAAACATGTACCAGGATACCCTGGGCATCTGGACGATAGGTGTCGGCCACAACATACAGGAGAAAGGCATTAGCCCGGCAGTCATGGAACTGATGCTAGACGAAGACATAGAAGAGGCTATTGTTGAACTTAAGAGAAGCGTCAGTTTCTTTTCTAAGATGCCCGAGCAGGTCCAGGAAGCCCTGGTCAATCTATCGTTTAACATGGGCATCCCCAGGCTCATGCAGTTCAAGAAAACACTGGCTTATTTACGCGATGGCGATTTCGAGGCAGCCGCTGATGAGCTGCTAGATTCTAGGTACGCCGAACAAGTTGGCCGCCGGGCTGACGAAGTCGCGGACATGATAAGGACTGCAGTATGAATTGTTGGCACTGCAAAGAGCAATTGATCTGGGGCGGCGACCACGATATCGAGCCTGAAGAAGGCGGCAGCTTTTATATGGTATCGAATCTCAGCTGTCCAAACTGCCATGCCTATGTCGAAGTTTATTTACCCAATGTGGATGAGGAGTGAAAAATGTTACAGGCGTTATTAAGCCCATTGCTCGGATTAGTTGGAACAGCGGTCAACGGCCACCTAGAGAAAAAGAAAGCCCAGGCAGAGTTCCAGGTAGAAAACATAAGGGCGCAAACGAGCATTCGTCAAAAGGTAGTCGCAGGCGAACTTGAGTGGAACCAGGCAATGGCTGAAGCATCATCCGAATCTTGGAAAGATGAGTGGTTAACAATTTTGGTCAGCATACCTTTGATCCTGGCATTCACTGGCCACACCCAGGTGGTGGAGGACGGCTTCGCGGCCCTTGAGGCAATGCCTAGTTTTTACCAGACGGCGGTCGGCGTGGTATTTGCTGCTAGCTTCGGCGTACAGCAGCTTACAAAGATGTTCAAAAAGTAGTAAAGAGACATAGGCAGTCCCCGGTCACGCTAGAATAGGTGATCGGTGTTTTTTTGAGAAGTGTCCACCCTTAACATCGGGGGTTGTACCAACCTGATTATTATAGGTATACTGACCTTCTGTTAACGCAGGGCAAAGGAACATCCTTTGTCGGAGAGAGCATCTACGCTATGGTGCCCGGGGTCGGACTTGAACCGACACGGTGTTGCCACCGAGGGATTTTAAGTCCCTTGCGTCTACCAATTTCGCCACCCGGGCATTCTTATGATGGGTCGCGGATTCTACTGGTAAAGGGACGCTTGCGTCAATGCTCTCAATCATTAGTTTATTTGAGGGAATGACCTATGAAAACTTTACTAGAGTTCACACTTGAAAATGGCCACATAATCTGGCACGACGAGCATCTGAAGATAAGTAAAACCAAGATTGTCCGTTTCACCAATTTCAGGGACTTTAAGACCAAAGCCCTTGACACCTACCTCCCTAAAGACATCTACGATTTCCTAGACCACCTTAAGTCTCAGGATCTTTCGGATTCGACGCTAAATCGGTATACCGCCGCTATTAGCTCAATCATGAAGCTCGCCGTAGACAACGAGGTGATCACCCACGCCCCTAAGCTACGCTGGAAGCCTATCAATAAGTCCCGCCCACGGTTCTTCACTGAGAAAGAGGTGGGGTGCATCCATGACTTCTACGGAGACTCGAAGTGGCCCTGGATGGAAGACATGTTCATCTTAGGAATTGAGACTGGCATGCGGAAAGGCGAGATTCTGGCTATTAATAACCAGGACGGGAAGACCAAGGGAACCGTAAGCGAAGACGGTAGATTCGTACACCTGACGAACACGAAGAACGGCAACGACAGGAGTGTCCCCCTGGTCCAAGAAGCTAGGGAAGCCCTGGCAAGACTCAACAACCGACCTGCCGATTTCTTCAGGCACAAGGCTTTCTATGATGCCTTGGCAGCCTGCAAGGATGAGCTGTTCCGGCACGATTCTCACTTTTGTTTCCACATCACCAGGCACACCTGTGCAACTGTCCTTATAAACAAAAAGAGAGTACCAGACCTGGCGGCTGCAATGATCCTAGGCCACACCAGTTTGGCCACCACCAAGAAGTATGTCCATGAGGATACCGAATCAATGATGTCAATGATGCAAGGAGAAAGACTATGACTAGCGCAACCTGGAAGAACTTCTATGTAAGCGAGTATGACCTCGAGATGCATAGCGAGAACGTCACCGACTTTGCAGAACGGAGAAGGCACACTGACCTGGACCATGCTCTTCAAGCCTTAGACAGGCTCAAGGACACCATCGAGGAGCTTCGCCAATGTACCGACCCCCATGCTAAAGAATCTATCACCTACTCGATTAAAGCAAAACTGAGAGATTCTGAGATTGCGATAAAACATTTGACTTAATATAGGTCGATTTAGCTTTTTATGCGTATTTACATCGTATATATTAGGTACGTCGAAACAGAGTCACAAGAGTGACCAAGAGTTAATCGAGGGGTGGAATTAGAAGTGTCCACCCTCTAGATTACATAATGACGCGAAGGGGTAACAAAATGGTTTTAGGAACAAATGAAAAGGTTGATTTAGAGATCACCCGTGAAAAGCTAATGATAGACAGTGGCCGTCAAAGGTTTTTGAAGCGGCAGGAGGGACTTTTAAACTCTTCTACGCAAAACAATGGGCAAAAGATTATCAATAGTGCGCTAGTGAGGGTAGCCACAGCTATACGCCAGACGATCAAGACACAAGCAGACAGCAAGTCAAGAAACCCATGTTGGTATGATGACTTGGTGAATATAGAACCGGACCTGCTTGCTTACATCGCTCTCAACACCTGCATGGAGTCTGTTGCGGTCAAAGCAACGGTTGCAAGCTGCTTAAGTAGAATTGGCAGGCGTATAGAGTTGGAACACTGGGCAGCAGGTCTCAAAGATCACGACCAGGTCAAGGCCAGAAGAATTGAAACTCAGGTCAGTAAGGCGCACAACTCGACGATATACAGAATAAAAGCAGCTCGGATAACAGCAGCTAAAGACCACACAGATAGTGAGGGAAATATTGTGTCAGGCTATCGCCCTGAGACATGGCTCCCGTCCAGACTTGTTAAAGTGGCCGCACCTCTCCTAAACGCCGTCCTAGAATTTAGTGAAATATTTGATGTCTGGGATGCCTCAAAGCCTAAGAAGACAGTTAAGAAAATGGGCATGACTGAAGAGGCTCAGATTGCCCTGGCAAATATGGACCACAAAGCATCGTGGCTCGAGCCTCAATTTGGACCGATGCTCATACCTCCCACACCTTGGACAGCCTACGACACTGGATGCTATCGCGATGCCCAGCTTGCAAGCCAGGTTCCTTTGGTCCGCGCAGCAACAAATGAGCAGCGCAATGCCATTGTCCATGACATTAAGAAATATGGAGACGCAGGTCCAGAGTACCTGGAAGCCTTAAATGCGATCCAGGCTACACCGCTCCAGATAAACGAAGACATGCTAGAGGCTGTACGTTGGGCGTGGTTTATGGGTATTCAGATTAAAGATTTTCCGATGCGGTCGCGGATGGAGATACCTCCAGTGCCCGTAGATTGGGATGAGCTTGAAGATACGCAGCAGAAAGCCTATTCGATTCTTTGTCGAGACATTGCACGGACAAACCGAGACTCTGCTTCTCAGTCTGTTGTGATGTCCCAGGATATGGCAACTGCCCTCGACTTGACTCAGTTTGATGAGCTTTATCTTCCCTGGAACATGGATTTCAGAGGCCGCTGTTACCCGATACCGCATTTTAATTATCACCGCGACGATCACATTAAGAGTCTTTTCCAATTGGCCCGTGGTGAAAACATCGATACTCAAGGTGCTGCATATCTCGCCATACACCTTGCGAACTGTGGTGACTTTGCAAAAATAAGCAAAGCTTCGCTGTATGCCCGCGAAGAGTGGACTAACGAAAACTCTGACTGGCTCTGTTCGATTGCCGCCGATTACAGAGGAACCGTTGATCAGTGGTCAAAGGCCGACAAACCTTTCCAATTTCTAGCTGCGGCATTTGCGTGGAAAAAGTGGGTGGACCATGGTGAACTGTACAATTGCCAACTGCCTTTATCGCTAGATGGCTCTAACTCTGGACTCCAGCATTACTCTGCGGCAAGCCTGGATGCAAACGATGGAGCCCTAGTTAATCTAACTCCTTCAGAATCGCCAAGCGACATATACCAGTCAGTTGCTGACTTGGTCAAAGAGCGGGTTGAGGCTGTGGCCAGAGACTACAAAGACGAACATCATTTAGTAGCGAAGGCGTGGTTATCATATGGCATAACCCGAAAAGTCTGTAAAAGAAACACGATGACATATGCTTACAGCTCCCCTGTTTTTGGAATGGGCGACCAGCTTATTGAAGACATCATGGTACCGCTGTCTAAGCAGGTCTTGGTGGGAAAAATCCAATCACATCCATTCGGACCGACATCATTCGAGACCACCAAAGCTGCACGATGGTTAGCAGCCATTAATATGTCATCTATCCGCGCTGTTATTTCGTCGGCGCAAAATGGCATGGACTTTCTGAAAGGGGTAGCAGGAGCCCTCAGTCATGAGGGGAAACCTGTGCGGTGGAAAACGCCCATCGGATTCCCAGTGGTTCAGAAGTACACTGAGTATGAAGTTAAGAAAGTAAAAATGACTCTGTACGACCGAGACACCCATGCCAGCAGTAAAGCTGAACGGGAGGTTGCTGAACGGGAGATAGCGGAGATGAAAATACAACGTGATCTGCCGGAAATCAAAACCACTAAGCGCACTCAAGTGACCGTAAGAGAAAGGGCATCAAGTAAAATCAATAAGCGAAAAAGTAAGGGGAGCATCTCGCCGAATTTCATTCACGGTCTAGATAGCGCCCATCTCATGAAGACTGTTTTACGAGCCAAAGATTCAGGTGTCGAAGATTTCTTTTTGATCCATGACTCTTTCGCTTCTATGCCAAATGACACGCCGATTATCTACGCAGCAGTACGAGAAACTTTCGTCGAGATGTACGATGG